TTAACATACTGATTTTAATAAGCCTCTATTGGTGTTCTGTGTTTCATGGGGCACTAATGGGGCATAATCGGATAGCTTCTGGTTCAGCATAGCGATTTGCTCTGCACTACTGTCCGCCATCCACGTTCCATATACGTTAAAAACCATCTGGGCACTTGCATGTCCCATCTGACTGGCAATGAAGCTCGGGTTTGCACCAGAAGATAATGACCAGCACGCATATGTATGTCGCGACTGGTAAGCTTTCCGGTGTCTGATCCCAGCCCGTTTAAGCGCAATATCCCATGAGTCACCTACCGAATCGACCTGGTAGATAAACCCTACCTTCTGACATCGCCTTATAACCTGAGGATTAAAGACGAAAGTACACTCATGGTCAACCGAACGTCCATACTCGCGCATCTGCACATCAATATGATGTTGAGTACCCAACCTTGTCATTTCTGCCTGATTTCTCAGAACATCAATCGCTGGCTGAATCAGATGCACAACTCTGTTTGTACTGGCATCAGTTTTCGGTAGAGTGAATTCGCCCAATTTTGTATAATTGCGGCGGATCGTGATTGTTCCAGCTTTAAGATCTATATCTTCCCATGCCAGGGAGATCAGCTCCCCGTGACGAACTCCTGTGTACACCGCCAGTGACCACAGGTTTTTCGTCTGCTGATGACGACATGCATCAATCAGACGAATAAACTCTTCACGAGTTAGAGGATCTGGCTCTGCCCTGGCTTTTTTTAATGGCTTAATACCATCAAATGGGTTTGCTTCCACATAGCCATGATCTTTGGCAAACTGGAACATACCGGCAATTGTTGTCATATAATAATTTACCGTCACGACGCTTCGGCCCTTCGCAGGTTGCTTCCCTTTCGAGGATGCCTGATAGCCGGTAAGTAAATCTTTTCTGACGTACAATAATTCCTCACTTGTCACTGAAGACACAAGCCGGTTTTCACCAATTAATGGCACGACATTCCGCACTACAGACTCATAGCGATTGAGTGCATTCGCGCAGATTTCCATCTTCTTCAGATCCAGCCACTTTTTTTGAAGTTCTTTCACTGTGATATCTTTCTTGCCTACACCAAAGATCTTAAGGTTTGGTGAGTTCGGGAACTGCACACTGTAGTCAAAGCTACCCATGCGAATAGCGAAGCAGACAGAAGTACGCAGATCCCCTGCAACTTTACGATTTTTAGCGGTGTCAGGGACACCGAGATTTTCCCTGACACGTTTGCCTTTAAAAATAAACCATATGCGGAGTGATCCGCCGTGATTTTCAACGCCCGTTGGGTACGATGCTTTACTCATTTTTCCCTCCCGACGTCCAGGAGCGGTATAAGCTTACCTGTTTCATGCTGCCCGATCACCAAATAGGTTGTTTTTGTGCTTCAATCCACGCATCCACAGCCTTACGGTTGTACATGCACTCGCTGGTTGGCTTCGGTTCACCCTCAGGAGAAACGTGCTTATACTCCCTACCAAGCAGCCAGGATTTCTTACGGGCGCGGGTTATCGTGCCGCGTTTCATACCTGTCACTGCAATCAGCAGATCTTCAGAAACCCACTCGTTTGGCTCAAGTTGAATTATTGTCTGCATACCCACCTCACAACATGCTCAGGCCACGGCAGTGGCACCACACATCAAACATCCGCTTAACCACTTCCCGGCAATAGCAGCCATCCTGATCACGTGTCAGGTCATAGCGGCTTCCGTAACGCTGGCGTATCCACACCTCAAAATATTTGTGCATCATTTCCTCTCCCATCCGATAGCCTGAAACAATCCCATCTTCGGGTGATACCAACGCGTACCGCGAGGTTCTGCTTCCAACATCATCTGGTGGAACGCCCTCATGAATGGCTCAATCTCCACAATGGCTCGACGGGACAGAAGGCCGTCAGGCGTCATGAATTCATGTGTATCAGTCGGAATACGGTATGCGTTTACCAGGTTCCGACACTTGGCATCGGTCATACCGCTTTGGGCGACGACCTGTCGGTAGCCGACATAACCAGCGCGCATATTTCCACGTTTAATGTTCTCTACGGCTTCGGCTACCGTTTCCACCTGCTCTTCTACCTGGTACAGCCGGCGCTCCTGCTCAACGTTCAGCAATGCCATTTCGGCGATTAGTTCCGCCTGCGACTTCGGGCGAGAACGCTCTTCTTCCAGTTCACGCCAGCGGTCGACCAGGCGGGCGGTAAACTCTGGCGAGAGCTGGGCGACAACGATAATACTGTCTCGTTTACCCTGCTCACCGATAAAGCGGAATACCTGCACTGTCCGAGAACGACCCATCGTGTCTGTTCCGGGTTCGTCCACCAATGGTGGTTGGACAATTACGCCAGCTTCCGTCAGCCGTTCAATGGTGCGTTTCACGCTGTCATGGCGACTGTTAACCAGTTGGGCGATTTCCTGGCTGGTCATTGATGGTTTGCTGGTGATCAGGTTATTCATCATTTTTTCCTCAGTGCATAACCGGCACGTCTGGCATGCCTTCGGTCTGTAATTGCACGATAAAGTCGTTGTGCATGCGTTCCATTGCTTCACGCCCAAAAGCTGACAATACGAATCCTTTTTCCGGGTGCAATTCCACCATCTCCCTGTACATACGCAGCGCCAGCGACAGCCCTTCATCACACCCATATTTCTCGATAGCAACGGATTCAACATGATTAGCAAGGGCAAAGCGCACCGGGCCAGGATAAACACTTAGGCCCCCGTGGGTACCGATAAAGATCACACCCCGGTCAATACCACCATCTTCATTCGATACCTCAACGGTGCCGTTTTTGTCTTGTTGCTCATTGATGAAGACAGTCGCAACCAGCCAGCGCCACAGAATAATTTCCTTTTTGACCGGAAACTGGATCCAGCCAGCCTGCTTTGCCTCCTGAATGCATAACTGCCAGCGAAAACCTTCATCTGTACGATGATCGAAGTAGGAACTGTCAAACTGACGAACGGCGCAGGACCAGCCGATAATGCGGTTTCCGGTCTGAATTCCGTTACGTGTAGCCACAGGGTTAAGTTTTTTATCGTTCATCAGATCATTCCCGCTGGTTTATTGTTCTGAAGCTCTGCAACGTCTTTCACATAGCGTTCGTGCATGGACTCCCAGCGCTCATGCCATTTTTTAATTGCACGTTTGTGGGCAAGAATCCGACGAAGCCTCCGAACGCACCGCTGGTGGGCAGACAGATACTCAGCGGTAGTTTCCCCATCGCGCCAGATTTCCATATCGTCACGATCAATGCGTACTCGCGGATGCCGTTGCTTAAAACCTGACATACCAAACGCTTGGGTAGTCATAAAATAAGCGAGGTAACGGATGGCGGTATCGCGAGTAAAACATTTTTTGGTGCGACCATGCCGGGCAGCGACGAATAACGGACCAGCTGGGGTCTCATAGACTCTGATCGCCTGGTCAATTGCAGAATTAGTGTGGTTGTTTTTCATTTTCTATCCTTTAACTTGCTATATCGTTCGTGACTCATGACTGCCCAGTTCTGGCCGCCGTCGCGGGACAACAGCCGCCAGCGCAGATTGACTTTCAGGCTCAGATAGCCTGTCTTGTGCATACGGCGAGGATGTATTCTCCCGGCCCTGTATTGGCGAAGAATGTGTACCGCCTGCCCGTGAACCCATTCAGGAGTTCGTATCGCTGTCAGTGCCACCAGCTACCTCCTGTATCCGTAACTCCATTTCACGCGCCATTTCAATAAAGGTGTCTAAAGCGCAAATATGTTCCTCTTCAAGTAAACGGCGGTCGCATTTAACTTTCCAGTTCTCGATATAAAGAACAACACGGCCTGTAAAGTCGGGTAGTACATGCAGATCCACGTTTAATACTGGGAGGGGAATCTGCACACCTTGGTAGAGCATTGTTTGCTGGTTAGTCATTGCTGGTCTCCGCAGTAACTGGTTTCTGGTTTTTGACGAACTCCACCAGCTCAGCAATAAGCTCGTCGATTAACTCCTTCCCGCTTTCTGTCAGGAATTCACCGCAGCCATTTACATCAACAGAGCTGCTATAAATTCCCTTAACAGCTTTTACGCCTTCGACATTTCCATATTCACTGATTGCAAGTCTTTCGAATTTTCGTAACAGCCCATCCAGTAAAATTTCTGTTAGTTCAATGGTGCTAATTCCACCTTTAGGGAGATGGATAATAATGCAGGTACTACCTGTTTTACGTTGGTGGCGTAATAATTCGGCCTTCAAAATTCTACGGCGATATGTGCTTATTATATTATTCATTTAATTGACCTTTCTCTGCTTGTATTCATTCGATAAAACTATTTTCTCTTCTGTTTCTGTCCATGAATAAACAGATGCTGCAAGGTCATAAGCCAAACCTAAAAGGCCATCCAACTGGTGACAATCGAAATCCTTGTGATGCATGTGAATTGTTTGCATTAAAGAACATAATTGCTCAGCTTTGTTATTTACGCTTTGGATACATTGACGTTGTTGTGTAGCCATTATTACCTCCCGTAAGCTTTACGTAGATAGAGTGACGCAATTACTTCCTGACCGTTGGCGGCGTACAGCAGGGCTACTTTATATGCTGCTTTGTCTTTGATGAATGTCATACGAAACGTCTCACTGTAAGAGAAGCCACCACATGCCCATGAATTTGCATATCGCTTTGTTTATCACGGGTGAGAATAAAAGCAGGGTAGTGATGGTTGTCAGAAATGATATTCAAATCACCATTTGCTAAAGGCTCTATGCGTTTAATAAACACGCAAATTCTTCCAAAAATTTCCCTGGTAAACACATAAATACCCGGAGTTAAAACCTGACCGCCGCAATCAACGAAAGCAACAATCTCGCAAGGTTCAATTGTAGGTTGCATTGAATCACCTTCCATTCGGCAACTCATAACTCTGTTACCAAAATCATTAATATTGTCAGTGCCGAACAGCATTTGAGGCGTTTCTATTGGATGATTAATTGCAACAGCGTTAGTCATTTACATTTCCTCAGCGTGAGTTTGTCCCCACCGTACAAGGTGTAATTAAGCATTGGGGTTATTTATCCGTGAATTTTAACTATCTTTTCTGCAAGCCCTGGGATAGCGCTTAAAGTAAAAATTTCACCCTGAGTTAGATTTCTTGGGTCTTTTATTATCGAAAAATGAATAAATTCATTTTCAATTGAAACGTAAACCTTATTGCAAAACGGCTCAATAAGGTCCATATGTAAACTGACTTTGAGTTCAGGAAAAATAGTTCTCAGATTTTGTTTTAGAACTGCCAACAAATGAGGGAAGCTTTTTAGAATCGTAAGTGCTACCTGTCTGGTAATGACCTCATCAGAAGAAAAAGCAGCAGTAAGTATAGCCATGCCATTAACACATGTATAAATGCCATAGTAACTACTATCATCCAAATAACTTGTTTCTAACAAATATCCTGTTTTGTCCCCACAACCCTTGTGATTTACAAATAGACCTTTGTTATCAATTACAGGGAAAGACACTAATTCCCCAGGCGATACTCGAATTCTAATTTCTTCAAACTGATCAGTAGGTAAAATTTTCATCTCAAAGGCTCCGTTGTTTGCCGATGGAATGAATATAACCTGCGGTTCTTAATATGTAAACACCGCAAGTTATAAAAAACTATAATTTGCGGTTATCTTTTTGATTGCTATAAAGTTATTTTTTTTAGGCTGGGAGTAAAAAAACCCGGGGGACCGGGTTAGGACACTTTGAAGATGAGTATGGTTTAAACAAGTAACATTGTAGTTTGTACAGCTACACCAATTATTCGGCAGTTACCATTGATTGGGATTAGAGGCCATGCGGGATTTAGGCCTTTAAGATATTTTTGACCACCATCGATTATGAGTTTTTTGAAAGTTGCCTCATTTGAATCTACCAGCTTAGCGACCACAAGGTTTCCATTTAATGGCTCACGCCCAGTGTCAAAAAGCACGTAGGTTCCTTCAGGTATGCTCATGCCGGCAGGTGCAGTCATAGAATCACCTTGCACCTTCAGCCAAAAGCCTTCGCCCTGTATATGTGCATTGGACTCAAGCCACTGATCAATATCTTTCAGAGTATAAGCTTCAACAGCTTCACTCCATGCCCCAGCCTGAACACTACTGATTACTGGGTATGTTGCACCTGGGGTGTAAGGGCCAAGAAATGTAACATTTGAGCCGGTTGTTAGCTGCTTCGCTTCGCTTGCCATCGAAGGGCTGAAATCTTCTACTGGAACTTTAAGTATTTCAGCAAATTCAAAAGCTCTTTTTAGGTTAAGCGCATTTTTGCCAGAAAAAATCTGCGCTACTGCACTTTGGCTAATTCCTAATTTAGATGCGAGCGTCTCCTGTGATAACCCTAACTCTTTCTTTTTACTATCGTAGATTGCCTTAAGCCTGTCGGCGTCTTGCAACTGTTCAGGTGTAAGTGGTTTTTTCTTCATCGCTGTTCTCCTCAACCGCAGAAATTATCACCGCAAGGAATATTAATCAATAACTTGCGGTGTTGCAATAAAAATAACTAGCGGTTATATTTGTTCTTAGGAGGGTACTATGAACAAAATAACATTAAAAGAATTTGCTGAAAGCGTAGGGCAAGTTAAGGCAGCAAAAAGTTTAGGTATCAAGCAAAGCGCAATCAGTAAAGCTATCCGCCTTAACCGCAGGATTTTTATTTCCGTTAATTCTGATGGCACGGTCGAAGCAGAAGAGATCAAGTCATTTCCAACTCAAAAGCAGGGCGTTGAAAATGCTGCTTAAAAGTATTCGTAGCTATTCTTCGGAGGTTTCAACATGAGCATGGAACTGATGGTTCAGGCAATGAAAGTAAAAGTGGGTAATCCGTTGCGAAAGCTCGTATTGCTAAAACTAGCCGACAACGCTAACGATCAGGGTGAATGCTGGCCTTCTTATAAGCATATTGCTGAGCAATGTGAGATCGGGCGCTCAACTGTAAAAAGCCATGTTCGTGCTTTGGAAAGCATGGGAATGCTTCGTCGTGAGTTTCGTCGTAATGGCGAACTCAACCAATCAAACTTATTCCACTTATGCCTGGACGGAAGCTTAGAAAATCTCGTTGCGAAGGGTGGGGCAGGAGCTGACCTAGGTCAAATGCAGTCCGTGGTGGGGCAGGAGCTGACTGAGGGTGGGTCAGGCACTGCCCGAGGGGGTGGGGCAGGAGCTGACCCCAGAACCAGTCACTCTTTTGAACCAGTCAAAGAACCAGTCATAGAACCTAAATCTATTGGCGCATCGGCTGAAGCCACTGCACCAGTTCGCTCTGTAAAACAAGATTATTCACCAGAGTTTGAAATGGCCTGGCAGGCGTATCCCAGGCGCGCTGGTGGTAATTCCAAAGCGGCAGCTTTCAAAGCATGGAAAGCCCGACTGAAAGATGGGGTTAAGCCAAACGCCATGTTGGCAGGCGTTGAACGTTATGCAGCGTACGTCCGCGCAACGGGAAACACTGGCACTCAGTACGTCAAGCAGGCTGTAACGTTCTTTGGTCCCGATCGCCATTTCGAAGAGTCCTGGCAGGCTCCGTCCGCTCCAGGAGGTGGGCGCACTGGAATGCTGCCGGTATCGGGGTTTAGTGAACAGGACTATGGCAAAACAGACTGCAACTGGTGACTCAGGAGATTTCAATGTTGAACATGAAACAGCGTGAAGAAAGAGATAATTTGCTGGCTAAGCGCGAAGCGCTTTCTGAAGAACTGGATTTTGCCGTTGAGCATAAAAAGCCATGGCGATGGGGAAGCTGGGATTCAGGTGAAATCAGAAGTGTGCTCTGTGAAAAACATGGCAATTATGACCGCCTGACTCTCATTGGACGCAATTTGCATGGCGGCCAAAACTTTAAGCATTCCGATTGTCCTGAGTGTGTCAGGGAGAAAATTGCAGCAATTGATACAAGCCTTCGCAATTTGCGTGTAGCGAGTCTGATTGAGAAAGCCGGGATCGCACGACGTTTTGCGGTCTGTGAATTTGATAACTATCAGCCCGTAAATCAGGATGCGGCTAAAAACCTTTCTGCGTGCCAGCGTTACGCCGCCAGTTGGCCGGATCGTCTCAACGCCGGAACTGGTCTCGTCATGACGGGTAACTGCGGTACAGGTAAGAATCACCTGGCTGTATCAATGGCTAAGAATATTATTCGTGCTCATCAGGCCAGCGTTGAAATTACCGACGTTATGAGGCTTACCCGCGCTGTGAAAAGCACATGGCGCCACAACGCAGGGAGCACTGAAGAAGAGGTCATTGAATATTTTGCGTCACTGGATCTGCTGATCATCGACGAGGTTGGCGTACAGTTCGGCAGCCCGGCAGAAATGACCATATTGCAGGAGGTCATTAACGCCCGCTACGAAAGTATTCTTCCGACGATCCTCATCAGCAATCTGACCTTCGATCAGCTCAAGGAAACCATCGGCGAGCGTATTGTTGACCGGGTGACTGACGGAGGGCGTAACCGTCTGGCATTCGGCTGGGGAAGCTATCGCAGTATTGGCGGAGTGGTAGCATGACGCAGGTCTGGAGGAATGATGATCTTGAAGGCGCTGTTATTGGCGCGATTTGCCTGCGTGGTGCGGATCCTGAGGTGCTGGATATTCTGTCGCGCATGCCAGCAAGCGTTTTTTCGGTTCACCAGTACCGTGAAATTTACAAAGGTATTTGCGGACAGGCACGTAATGGGGTTATTGATCCGCTACTGCTTTGCGAGACGTTACCAGCACTTAGTGCGGTAATTATGTCCGCATCAAATATTCCCTGGGCTAAATCGGCACTGGATTCATACGTATTGGTTCTGATCCGTAATGCAGCAATCCGAGACGCAGAGAAAGCTATGACAGAAGCGCTGGCGGGAATACGTGAGGCGACAAATGGCGCTACGGCCATTTCTGCTCTGGAACATGCCCGCCAGGTGATGTCAGTAATCAGCATCGACGCTGACACCATCAATCCCGTGCACATAGACGACCTGTTACCTGATGTTGTTGCCCGTGTGGAAGCAAGAATGGAGGGAAAGGAAGAGGGGCGCAGTCTGCTGACGGGGATCGAAGACCTTGATGCCAAAACGGGCGGCATTGATATTACTGACCTGGTATTTATCGCCGCACGGCCATCTATGGGTAAGACCGAGCTGGCGCTGGACATCATCGACAAGGTTTCTGAACAGGGCCACGGCGTATTGTTCTTCAGCATGGAGATGGCAAATATTCAGATTGGCGAGCGCATGGTTTCTGCCGCTGGTGGAATGCCCGTTTCGCGCTTAAAAGCCGTTGACCGTTTTAACAATGAAGACTGGGCTCGTCTCACGACGGGTGTTGCACACCTGACCGGCCGTAATATCTGGATGGTGGATGCTAATGATCTGACCGTTGAACAAATAAGTCAGACAGCTACGCGCTGGAAGCTGGCACATCCTGAGATTGCTCTGGTGGTAGTGGACTATCTGGCGCTTATCAAAATTCAAAGCACAGCGCGGTACGACTTGGCAGTAGGCGATGTCTCCAAAGCACTTAAGCGCCTTGCCAAAGCAAATCAAACCCCTGTGATCGCATTAAGTCAGCTTTCGCGCGGGGTTGAATCACGCCCGAACAAGCGCCCCATGAACTCTGACCTTAAAAACTCCGGTGAAATTGAGGCAGACGCTGACCTTATCATGATGCTCTATCGTGACGAGGTTTATAACCCGGAATCTCCGGCAAAAGGTATCGCTGAGATCAACATCACCAAACAGCGTAATGGTGAACTGGGGACTGTCTACCGCCGCTTTTACAACGGGCATTTCGTCGCTGTTGATCAGGAAGAGGCTAAGCGTCGCTCTACTCCACAGCTCAAAAGCCAGCCCCGTAGATATGCCAGAGGGAGCAAGTCATCTTATGCAGATTTTTGATATTGCACGATTGGTAGGCATTGAGGATTTTAATTACATCAAAGAGGGGTCTGACCAATGAAACTGGAAGCGGCGCTAAAACATTTTTCCCCTCAGGGCATGCACATCAGCGACAGTGTCAAAGGCACTTCCCCGGACCGGCTCACCGGTACCGACATGATGGCGGCATTAGGCACCACCAGTAGTAAGGCACGCTTTGGTCTGGCTGCATATCTGGGTAAAGCAGGTATCAGTAAAAGCGATGAGCAACTGGCCGTTCAGGCGCTCGCCCGGCACGCTATGGATATTGCGCCGAAGAACGTGCGAAAAGCGGCTGGCGCTGAATTCGGAAAATGTATGCTGGTGCTGGCACAGTTTGCTTTTGCAGAATATTCACGTTCTGCGGCCACCAGCGTGACATGTCACAAATGTAATGGTAGCGGGAGAACGACGCGCACTCATACTGTCCGCAAGGTTTCGTACCCTTGGGGTAAAGCGCCGTACTGGGCAAGCCGGTCCCGTGCCGTTCGTCCGTCTGACTGGGAGAAATGGACAGAGGTAACAGAGACAGTGCCAGCAGTCTGTGAAAGCTGTGAAGGCAAGGGGATCGTAACAGCCCGTTGTCGTTGCGGTGGAAAAGGCGAAGTCCTCGATCGCAAAGCGACTAAAGAACACGGTGCGCCAGTTTTTAAAAAATGTGAGCGGTGTAATGGAGACGGTTATTCTTCATTACCCTCAACTGCTGCATACAAGGCGATTCTTAAGCGCGTCCCGGATCTGCACGTCAGAACATGGACCCGCAACTGGAAGCCATTTCTGAAGCTGCTGGTGGATTTTTGTCATAGACATGAGCAGAGGGCTGAAGCCGCGTTTGAGGCTGCAACCAGCTTTTGTGATGATAGGTGCAATATTTAGAGATTTCGCAGCGTAGAGCTTGCTTTTGTCCGAAGTTGTCGTGTATGATTCTAATCATGGATTATAACGCCTGAAAACTATTACCCCCTATATAGAGCCCGCCATTGAGCGGGTTTTTTCTTTGGTATTAAAAAATGCGCTTAAGAGGAACATCTGTAGTTTTTCTTTTATGAAATGTAGACGTTAGCAGCGCTGGGACCTCGAAGGCCGTTGATTCTACAGAATTCAACTCTTAGGCCAGGGATAAAAACTTCGGACTCGCGGAGTGTCAGAGCAGAGACGTGAACCTGAACATCTTTACGACCATCAGAAGGGGTAATCAGGCCTTTTCCATTTTTATGGTCAAAAGATTTGACAATGCCTGTCATTTTTAAAGACAAATAATAACCTTAATATTGTGAAAACAGCATCATCATACGGAGTAATTACTGGATAGCCAGTTTATTTTTGTATAGTTTTACTTTACACAATTAAAAAATGAAAATTTGCTTAATTCGGGTATGTATGCATTAATGATGTTGTCGGTTTGAAATACAGACCGCTTGCAAAACATTTTACTAAAGCAATCCTCATCACCAGGCGCTATCGCTGATACCCTTTTTTGAGTGTAATCGTTCAATGCCAAGCGTTTTCTGTAAAACAAACTATATTGCCGAGAGGCTTAAAAAAGGTAAGCAAGATGTCTGCAAAAATGATTGGGTTAGTTAAATGGTTTAACGGTGATAAAGGCTTTGGTTTTATCTCTCCAATTGATGGCAGTAAAGATGTTTTCGTACATTTTTCTGCGCTAAGCGGAGATAATTTTAAAACATTATTTGAAGGCCAAAAGGTTGAGTTCTCGATTGAAAGTGGAGCTAAAGGCCCGGCAGCTGCTAATGTTGTTCTACGTGACTAAGTAACTCTTTTTGCCCTTTGGCTACACAATGACGAAGATTGTACAACCTGAGTAGTTAGCCATACAAAGTACGCTAAAACATAAGCGGATAGTGAATCTCAGCTGTCCGATCTTCACAACAGGCCAGCATAGCTTTAGCTAATTTTAAGTTGAGGGTGCTGTCCGTTGTGGTGAAGTGCAGGACTGCTGCACAAACGGTCTGTAGAGCAGAAGCTAACTGCTCGTAAAAAACAAAGTGCGTAAGAGGTTCGGCCGCCTCCAGAAGCACCACATTTTTATTAATAAATAACCCGCCAAAGTGCGGGTTTTTCTTTATTGCTTATGTGATCGTTAAAAAATTTCCATAGCTGATTTATCAAAATATTTTTTAACAATACATCTATTTATCAGTCTATTGTGGCAAGGAAGAAGAAAATAATGTGCTACAATTTGGACAGATGAGTTTCACCCCTTTTTGGACTCGGGTAAAGCTATGTTCTGACAATTGAGAGCAATTTGGGCAAGGGCATTTTACGAGATAGTTTCGGCGGGTTTTAGAATTTTTTCGTTCAGACATAAATTTTTCCTGTTTAAAAGATTGGCAACAATACGCGATTTTGATCAAAATAGCCCTAATTGATTAAATAAATTTCTCGCAGAGATTTATAAAATTGACTGTAAACATATTTACTCCTACAGTTGTATTCATGGTGAATCCCCCTAAGCGGTGGGGCAAAATGGCAATGAGGCTCCTGCATCAACTGGGTGTCGTGATATGTTGAAGCTGCGAGTCAGGGTAAGTCAGCCAAAGGCTCACCGGGAGGCACCCGGCACCATTGTCCGCCCCCTGATTTTTCTCAGGGGGCTTTTTCTATACCCTCATTAATCCTTTTCAGGATTGAGATTTACTTTCATTCATTCGCATTAAGCGGATCGTTCAACAACACTTAACGGACAGTTTTAGCGAAGTTGAATGTCTGTTTGTGACTGGCTTCACAGAAAGTCAACTATGAATGTTAATTGTTGTTCAAATGTTAAACATCATTGAAGATACAGGCAGGCATATCCTTGTGATGATGGACATGCTTAATTGAAGAAAGCCTGTATTTTTCTTAACCCGCCAATGCGGGTTTTTTTTCGCCTGAATCATTTTGGTTTGCTGCCTGTTTTCGGCAGTTTCTTTCCACCCATCCATCCCACAAGCACTTCCCCTAAGCGGAGGTGAGAGACATGTCCCATATGAGCAAACTCGTAACCGGTGTCGCGCTCGGCACTTCCGGCGGCACCATCCTGAACGGTGTTCTGACAAAACTGAGCCCTGATGAATGGAGTGCCGTCGGCGTGCTGGCTGGTATCGCGGGCATTGTCATCACCGGGCTTATTAACTGGTACTTCAAACGAAAGGTCGCCAATGCCCAGGTAAGGGCGCTGGAGAAATACGGCCCGACGGTAAAAGTTGGAGATGACTGATATGCCGATGACCAGCAGTCTGCGTAATAAACTCATCGCTGCTGCGGGCGGTGGTGCGATGCTCATCGCCACTATTTTTCTTGGTGGTCATGACGGTGTGGAAGGGCGGAAGTACGAAGCCTATAAAGATGTTGCCGGAGTCTGGACGGTCTGCGACGGCCACACGGGGCGCGATATCGTCCGGCACAAAACCTATACCGACCGGGAATGTGATGCCCTGCTGTGGAAAGACCTGCAACCGGCAAAACGCACCGTTGACCAACTGGTAAAGGTGCCGGTGGGCGAGTATCAGCGCGCCGCGCTTTACAGCTTCGTCTTTAACGTCGGCTCTGATGCGTTCTCCAAATCCACTCTGCTGCGGAAACTCAATAAGGGCGACCATGCCGGAGCGTGCGAAGAGATGCGCCGCTGGGTTTACGCGGGTGGCATGAAATGGAAGGGGCTACAGAACCGGCGCGAGATGGAGCGTTCCATGTGCCTGGCGGAAGGTAAAAATGACCTTTAAAGCAAAAACTATCGTTGTGCTGGTTATCGCTGGCCTGCTGGTGGCGCTTGGCTGGGCGGTCAGTCACTACCGTGATAACGCAATTGCCTATAAAGAGCAGCGCGACAAAGCGAAGGGTGACCTGCAACTGGCGAGCGATACCATCAGTGATATGAAGGTGCGCCAGCGAGACGTCGCAGCACTCGATGCGAAATACTACGGAGAACTGGCAGATGCCAAAGCGACTATTGACCAGCTTGAGCGTGATGTTGCTGCTGGCCGTAAGCGGCTGCAACTCAACGCCACCTGCGGAGCGAACGGAGCGCCCGGCACCACCAGCGTGGATGATGGCACCGGCCCCCGACTTACTGACGCCGCTGAACGGGATTATTTCACTCTCAGAGAGCGAATCGAAACCGTCACAAAGCAACTGACTGGTTTGCAGCAGTACGTTCGCGAACAGTGCCTGAGGTGAAAGAAAGCCCTCAGCAAGAGGGCAAGGGGCAGGAGTATTTCTTTTTATGCTTATGACTAACATTTGATATGACTCTTTCCAGAGTAAAGCCATGCACCTGGCAGTTGGCATAACTTCATTCAGGCTTAGCAGAAAGATTCACCGGAAAAGCATGGTTGAAAAGGGCATAATAACAAGCGGCAAAATATCCATTAAGACTATTCTTAGCATAATAATCGTGAGCAGGGTCACAATTAAGGGCAATCAGCAAGCGAATCAAGTGATGTCAGAGGCTATGCAAAGAATTTTATCCTAGTCTTTTTCTGACCGATTTATTAATTTAAGGCGGTGGAGAATGACTTCATTTATTGATGTTTTAATTCTGGATAAAAATCAAATATGTACTTTGCCGGTTGAGAAAACCATGTCAGAAAGACTGGAAATACCTTCTGATAAACAACCTTTACCGGAATTTTATAGTCGCGATGCTCCGGCAAAAGACATGACACTCAGAATGGATTATTACAATCTTATCGAATATGGGTTTGAGGGTAAGACCTATCTTGTTGCATCCGCATTCGTATTGGCCCATTTTGACCTTGACGGCATTATGAGGCAAAAGGTTGCCGAAGGTCTTACACCAGTAAACTGAACTTAAGCTATTCGAATATGCCTCGCAATCGCGGGGCTTTTTTACGACTGAGGAATAAAAATGACAGTAGTTCTGACAGCTAAGCAAATTGAAGATCTGGCCGATTTCGCGAAAGAAGACGGTCAGCCGCAGTATACGATCACTACCGGAACAATCCCGGAGTTTGAAGCCGATGATGGTGAGATTATCCCTGAATATACGGGGTTGCTCGCTTACTCTGAATCGCTGGAACATGGTGTGCTTCAACTTGATGACTAGGCATCACAAGGCGCATTTGCGAGTGCGCCTGATGATGTTCTCCACTCTGCACAACACGGTTAGCCCCGCTGAGAAGCGCCGCGAAGCCGGCCCATAAATTAAAGGCTCTGTTCCGTAAACGGAGGAAACATGCCAACTACCGAATTAACCCAATCCCAGCAGTTACGCATCGACCTGCTGGCCGCCCTGAACTACGACACCGCGGCCACTGCCAAAGCCATTGAGTTTGTGCAGGATGATCCGCTTAAGTTTCAGCTATTCATTCAGCAGTACAAAATTGTTCAGTCTGAAAGTGAGACTGTCGCTAAGACCATTAAGGCTATTCAGGAGGCAACTGAAGCGCTGGTGTTGTTTGAGAATGCTGGTTCCTGAGGCCAGCTTCTAACCATTCCATCAATCATTCTCTTAAGGCATTCCAATGAGTGAAGCTAAACCGCAGGACGGCAGCACCGTAAAGGGCTACCGGACATTAACCGATGGCGATATCGAAGTGATGAACCGCTTCAAAGATGTGAGTCGCCATTTCCTGAATCTGCTGGACACAGCCAGAGAAACTGGCGCGAATCCGCGCTGGGTGGCAATGGCAAAAACTGAGATGCAGAAAGCCTGCATGTTTGCTTGTCGTTCTGTGGCGAAGCCTGACGACGATTGCTGAGGGATTACAGCAGGCATTCACTGAGTGCCTGTGATAATGCCATACATTAGCGCATGCCTTGAGCACTAACGTTAATCGTACTGGGCTGTGGTTCGAGTCCATTCCTGATCACTATATCTAGGCCACTGGCATCCGCTGGTGGCTTTTTTTATGCGCATCGCACGCGCAAAAACCACTCAGAACCTTTCAGGATGACCCTTGAGGAACCGGCTGGCGTCGGAGCCATCTGAGGGCTGGATCTCCTGTGCGACAAGGTTCATCACTAAAAGGTAATTCCGATGAGCGGACTTGTTAGAAATGCAGGAAAAACCTGTTCCGTTAATTCATGTGAACGGCCAGCGCATTGCAAAGGCATGTGCCAGATGCATTATCTGCGACTCTATAAAACCGGCTCCCTCGAAGCAAAATCACCACTCGATAGATTGAGAAGCAAGTATATGGTTGATGATTCAACCGGATGCTGGAACTGGCTTGCATACATAAATCCAGACGGATATGGAATGTTCAAACACAAAGGGATGATGACCATGGCACACAAAGCCAGTTATGAGCTACTGGTTGAGGGAGTTCCTGTTGGCTTTGAACTTGATCACATCTGCCATAATCGAAAGTGTGTTAACCCAAAACACCTGAGGGTGGTAACGCACAGAGTAAACGTCTGGAACCGAATAAAGCCGGTGAGTTCCACTGGAGTGATGGGCGTATCTGTCAGGGAAAGCGGAAAGTACAGGGCAAGACTGACGAGAAATGGCGATATCACTTTCCAAAAGGAATTTGAGACATTAACCGAAGCAACGGCTGCGGTTGAAAAAGCACGATACGAATTTGAGGGGAAATAATGGACGTCATTATTGATGGGGTTCCTTATGTCCGCGCCGATAACGTTTCTCATAATAAAATCGGAATCGCGATAACTACGCATAGCAGGCCGCAGGTACTCGCAAACTCACTTGAGCAACATCGCAAATATTTACCTCCCGGCGCAGTGGTATTCGTCATTGATGACGGGTCCAGTCCTCCAGCGAAAGTGCCGGATTGGTGCAATTTAATCCGGAACGATAAGTCACGGGGAATTGTTGCATCGAAAAATTTCAGCCTTGAATGCCTTATGGACTCAGGATGCGAACATTTATTTTTGTGGGATGACGATGCGTATGCCATCGCTCATAACTGGCATTTACCCTACATCGAATCGCCAGAACCGCATCTTGCATACCAGTTTCTTGATCTCGCTGGGCCGCGCAAGCTTAACGATCTGGCGGTGCTCTACCGCGATGACCAGCATGTGGCCTATACCGGGCAGCGCGGCGTCATGCTCTATTACCACCGCAGCGCTATTGAGAGAGTAGGCGGCTTTGACCCGGTTTACGGTCGAGGCATGTACGAGCATTCGGATCTGGCGCTGCGTATCCACAACGCCGGGCTGACAACGTGGGCTTACGCCGATGTATCCGGCTCGGAAAAGCTGATTCACTCGATGGATGAGCACGAAGAGGTCACGCGCTCTGTTTCCCGTCCCGATCGTGAAGCGCTGGTGGCTCGCAACGTGAAGATCCACAACGAACGCCGGGATGCAGGTTATACGGGCTATGCCGAATACCGCCCACAGCGCAATGCGGTGATCACCACGTTATTAACCAGTCAGCCCGACCCGCAGCGGGGTGTAAAGATGCAACCCGACCCGGCATTATTACGCGCCTGGGCAACATCAATAACTGATGCTGATGCGGTGGTGCTGGCTGACGAACTGACTGAAGCACCACCCGGCGCACAGCTGGTGAGCGTCCCTGATGTGGCGATGAATGTTTATTTCCGACGCTGGTTGCACATCTACCAGTATCTGCGTGATCATCCTGAATATCATTTTGTCTGGTGTACCGATGGTACCGACGTCGAGATGTTGCACGCGCCGTGGGACGAGATGAAAGCCGGTCAGGTTTATGTCGGCTCGGAACCGAAGACCTACGCTGACGCCTGGGCAAAAGAAAATCATCCCGAAGAAGTTTACCAACGCTTCATTATCGAAAATAAAAATGAAGTCATGCTAAACGCCGGTCTGCTCGGTGGCACACGTGAAGATGTGATGGCGTTCGCCCATGGCATCGTGCGTCTGTATTACCGCATCGAGAGTAACCGCTTCTGGCAGACTGAATGCGCTGGCGCAGCGGTAGGGGACATGCTAGCGTTTGGTATCGTGACGAAGTCATTCGGTGATCGGATTGTCACTGGTCCACAAGTCCACACAGTTTTCAAGTCAGAAGGTGTTGGCAAGGAGTTTGCCTGGTGGCAACATAAGTAGAACATGCAAAATATAAATCCGTCGCCCCGGAAGAATTGGTTACCAGAATATATGAGGTTTTATGAAAGTTAAGCTCATTGGCGGCCCGTTTGACGGCGCAATTGTGGATGTAGAAACAAACAGAGGGATTCCACAACGCGAACTGGTAATGCATGATTGTTATTCATCATCAAAACTTATTGCTGCTGATTTTTCCCTGCCAGAAAAATCCGAATCAAACCTTCATCTCTACACGCTTGAAAATGTTTACAAGAAAGACAGGGTCCATGATTACGAATATCACTATCAAGGTCGCTAAGGCGGCCTTTTTTATTGCCTGAATGAGGTACCCACCATGAGCATTGATATTAAGGTTGTGGTGGTCGGCCATCACTCACGATACATGCAGGCTCGTAGACTGGCTGAATCTCTCGATGCCTTTCTGCTCATTGATAGCTGGGACCACGGCGCGAACTGGAATCATCGTCGTGCGCTTGAGTGGGCCGCCGGGCAAGAGGGAAGAGTTGTGATCCTTGAGGATGACGCTCGGCCAGTTTTCAGTTTTCATCGCGGAGTTTACAGTTGGCTCAGGGATTTCCCTGATTCATTAATCAGCTTCTATCTCGGCACAGGCCGCCCGCCTCAGTACCAGATGCAGATCGCTGAGCGGTTGATAGTTGCTGACAAGACGCGCGCTGACTACATCACGCTACCGCGCCTGATTCACGGCGTCTGCTATAGCGTACCGCCGCACCATATCGAAAGGGTGCTGACTCGCTGGGACAACTGCAAGCCTGCTGATTATGCAGTGGGTGATGCGTATGGTGGTGATGTCGTCTATCCGTGCTGGTCGCTGGTGGACCATGCCGATGGCGAACCGGTTGAGCGTCATCCTGACGCAGCACCAAGAACAGAACGCCGCAGGGCGTGGAGAGTGACAGCATGAAGAAAATTCAACTCGCAAAGATTTATCGGGGTGATCTGTTCAAAGGTTTCGGTATTGCGGTAGACGGTGAGCTGCTTGAACAGCAGGTATGCACCACCATAGAAAGCAACGGTACAGATTTACCTACTCTTATCCCTACTTTCTACTTAAAGGATGAGCAGGTAGAGAATGCCATTCGTGTGCAGGTTTAACGATGCCAGCACTAATACCGAGAGCATGTAGGAAACGTGGTTGCCCCGGCACTACCACGGACCGTTCAGGTTATTGTGAAAAGCATCGTAATGAAGGCTGGCAACAGCATCAGCGCGGGCAGACCAGGCACCAGCGCGGCTACGGCAGCAAGTGGGACGTACTCAGGCTTGACGTACTGACCCGCGACAAACACCTGTGTCAGAGCTGCAAACGCAATGGGCGTGCAGAACCCGCAAAGACTGTCGATCACATCATCCCCAAAGCACATGGGGGTACCGATGATATATCCAACCTTGAAAGCCTTTGCTGGTCCTGCCACAGAGCTAAGACGGCCTTAGAAAGACTTAAATGATAATCAGTCTCATTAAAATAGTTTCATTTGAAATTATATCGAAGTCAAATGATAACTATTCGCATCTATGGGGAGGGCGGGTAAAAAGTTCAGAAGCCTTGCGCTACAGGACCGCCGCCTAACCTTTTTTCGCATCGCCGCAGGTTAGAAAACTTTTTTATGGGGATCCCCAGCATCGATTAATAGGAGTTTTCGATTATGCCCGGACCACCGAAAACCCCGACACATCTGGCTCTGGTGAAGGGGAACCCATCGAAACGAGCCATAAACAAAAACGAACCAAAACCCCCGGCAGGGGTACCCCCAACGCCGAAGCATTTCGACAAGCAGGGTAAGTACTGGTTTAAGCGGATGGCCGAAGAGCTCGACACCATCGGTGTGATCTCTCTTCTCGATGCGCGGGCGCTCGAATTGCTCGTCGAGGCTTATACCGAGTACCGGCATCACTGCGACACGCTGGAGCGCGAAGGCTACACCTATGCGGTTTACAGTGACGAAGAGCCTGACGAGGGGAAAGAGCGCGAGATCCGCATGGTGAAAGCGCATCCGGCGGCAATCATGAAAGCTGATGCCTGGAAGCGTATCCGGGCGATGCTTGCCGAGTTTGGCATGACGCCAGCGAGCCGCGCTAAGGTTGGCGCAAAAGGCCCTGCTGAAGCCGATCCACTGGAAGAATTCCTTAAAAAGCGCAAATGATGAATGGCAACTGTTCAGGCTGGTATCCGGTACGCAGAGCGCGTGCTATCCGGCGAGATTGTTGCTGGCGAACTGGTACGCCTGGCGTGCCAGCGATTCCTTAATGACTTAGAACACGGCCCGGCGCGCGGCATCTACTTCAGCGAGGATCGTGCGCAGCACATTCTCGATTTCTATAACTTCATCCCCCACGTTAAAGGAGCGCTGGCGGGTAAACCCATCGACCTGATGGACTGGCATATTTTCATCCTCATCAATATTTACGGCTTCGTGGTACCGCTGATTGATGAAATGACAGGCCGGGCCGTGCTCGATGAAGACGGCGACACTGTGATGGTGCGCCGGTTCCGCACTGCTTACGATGAGGTCGCACGAAAGAACGCGAAATCAACGCTTTCCTCCGGCATCGGGCTGTATATGACCGGGGCCGATGGAGAAGGCGGTGCAGAGGTCTATTCAGCGGCAACCACACGCGACCAGGCCCGCATCGTTTTCGACGATGCCAAAAACATGATTAAGAAGGCACCCCGCACGCTGGGCCGTCTGTTCGGTCATGTAAAACTGAATATTCACCAGGAGCGGTCGGCCTCGAAGTTCGAACCGCTTTCCAGCGATGCCAACAACCTCGACGGGCTTAATATTCACTGCGGGATAGTGGACGAGCTGCATGCGCACCGTACCCGTGATGTATGGGATGTGCTTGAAACCGCCACTGGCGCACGTCTTCAGTCCCTGTTGTTCGCCATCACCACGGCGGGTACCAATAAAGAGGGTATCTGCTTTGAGCAGCGGGATTACGCCATTAAGGTGCTGCGCGGCGTGGTCGAGGATGACACGTATTTCGCGCTCATCTATACACTTGATGAAGACGACGATCCGTTTGATGAGGCCAACTGGCCGAAGGCAAACCCCGGACTCGGTATCTGTAAACGCTGGGACGATATGCGCCGCCTGGCGAAAAAGGCTAAGGAGCAGGTCGCAGCCCGTCCGAACTTCTTTACCAAGCATCTTAATATCTGGGTGACCGCTGAAAGTGCCTGGATGGATATGGATCGCTGGAGCAAATGCACCGGCATTGCCTCTGATGATGACCTTCGCAAATGGCCGCTGTGGGTGGGTATTGACCTGTCCAATAAAATCGACATTTGCGCCGCCGTTAAATCGTGGCAGGCACCCGATGGCCACACGCACACGAAGTCGAAATTCTGGATCCCGGAGGGCCGTCTTGAAACCGCGCCCAACCATATCGCAGAGCTTTACCGGAAATGGTCTGCTGAGGGATTCCTGGAACTGACAGATGGCGATGTTATCGATCATGGCTATATCAAGGCAGAAGTCGAGGCCTGGGTGAAAGGGGAAAGCCTGAAGGAAATTGCTTTCGATCCCTGGAGTGCCACGCAGTTTAGTCTTTCGCTTGCTGAGGAAGGTCTGCCCCTCGTTGAAGTTGCGCAGACGGTGAAAAATCTGTCCGAGGCAATGAAATCAGTTCAGGCCAGTGTTTACGGTAGCAAGATCCATCACGACGGAAACCCTGTTATGACCTGGATGATGTCAAACGTAACGGTCAAGCCCGACAAAAACGACAACATATTTCCGAATAAATCCACGCCTGAAAACAAAATCGATGGTCCTGTGGCGCTGTTCACGGCGACCAGCCGCCAGCTCGTTAACGGCGGCAACGACCAGCAGGATCTGAGTGGATTCTTCGATAACCCCATCATGATAGGTGTCTGATGAAAAACAATAAGCCCGGCAGGGTAAAATTGGCCCTGCTTAACTGGCTGGGCGTTCCCATCAGCCTGACCACCGGCACATTCTGGGAAGAGTGGATGGGGACCAGCAGCAGCGGGAAAACAGTATCAGCAGATAAAGCCATACGGCTGTCTGCCGTCTGGGCCTGCGTCCGGTTACTCAGTGAGTCCGTTTCAACACTGCCGCTGAAAATCTACGAGCGGCAGGCGGATGGCTCGCGGAAGGCGGCAACAGGGCATCCTGCCTGGGCGGTACTGTGCCGTCGCCCGAACCCGGAAATGACGCCATCACGTTTCATGCTGATGGTGGTCGCCAGTATCTGCCTGCGTGGCAATGCCTTTATCGAAAAGAAATTCATCGGCAGCCGCCTGGTATCGCTGGTGCCGCTGTTACCCCAGAACATGGTGGTAAAACGGCTGGAAACCGGCAGCCTGGAATATACCTACACCGACTGCGGATCGAAGCGCGTTATACCGGTCAAAAACATCATGCACATTCGCGGCTTCGGCCTGGATGGCGTCTGCGGCATGATGCCGATGATGACTGGACGGGACGTGATCGGCTCTGCGATGGCAGTGGAGGAGTCAGCAGCGAAGATTTTCGAACATGGTCTCCAGAGTTCGGGTTTCCTCTCAGCAGAACAGGCGCTTGATCAAGAGCAGCGGGAACGGCTGCGTGGGTACATGGCAAAGTTTACCGGCTCTAAAAATGCCGGAAAGATAATGGTGCTGGAAGGTGGGCTTAAATACCAGAATGTGACCATGAACCCCGAAGCTGCGCAGATGCTGGAGTCCCGTTCGTTCAGCATTGAGGAAATCTGCCGCTGGTTTCGGGTGCCGCCGTTTATGGTGGGGCATACCACGAAACAAAGTAGCTGGGCATCAAGCCTGGAGGGAATGAACCTCCAGTTTCTGACTCACACGCTGCGACCGTTGCTGGTCAATATTGAGCAGGAGATCGCCCGGTGTCTGCTGGACAGCGATGATGACATCTTTGCCGAGTTTTCGGTTGAAGGACTGCTTCGCGCCGACAGTGCAGGCCGGGCAGCGTATTACACCAGTGCGCTTCAGAACGGCTGGATGTCGCGTAACGATGTACGGCGGCTGGAGAACATGCCACCGATAGACGGCGGCGATATTTATACCGTTCAGCTTAATCTGACCCAGCTTAAAAACCTCGAAAACAGCAACCCTGCGGTGCAGGCGCTGGCGTTAAGAGAGCTTCACAGCCACGTTTTCCCCGATATTCCTTTCGAGCAATCACCGCTCAGACAGGCCGCTTAGGAGCACATTCAGTATGACAAAAAAACAACTTCCGGTTGCACCGGCGGGCCGCCCCTGCGCGCGTGTTACCTGTGAAACGCTTCCCTCCGCGCTTGATCGCTGGGACGGCGGCATTAAAGCAGCGGACGCCGGTGATAACAGCATCTCGGTATTTGACGTTATCGGCCAGGACTACTGGGGTGAAGGCGTCACCGCAAAGCGCATTGCTGGTGCGCTGCGTTCTATGAACGGTGCGGATGTTACGGTAAACATCAATTCACCCGGCGGCGATATGTTCGAGGGGCTGGCGATTTACAACCTGCTGCGCGAATACCAGGGGAAAGTGACCGTTAAGGTGCTGGGCATTGCCGCCAGCGCTGCATCGGTGATTGCGATGGCCGGAGACGAAATCCAGATCGGGCGCGGCGCTTTCCTGATGATCCACAACTGCTGGGTATTTGCGATGGGAAACCGTCACGACTTCGCCGAACTGTCCGCCTCGCTCGCGCCGTTCGACAATGCGATGGCCGACATTTACGCGGCCCGCTCCGGGCTGGGTATGGCAGACGTTCAACTGATGATGGACAACGAAAGCTATATCGGCGGCAGCGACGCGGTTGAAAAAGGCCTGGCCGACAGCCTGCTTTCTGCTGATGCCGTCTCCGGCGGCGATGATTCCCCTGCCGCAGCGCTGCGCAAACTTGATGCGCTGCTGGCGAAGACCAATACCCCACGCTCTGAACGGCGAAAACTGATTAAAGCCTTATCCGGTGGTATGCCTGGCGCTGCCACCACCCCTGACGGTAAGCCGGGCGCTACCGACGAAATCAATCCAGAAACCCTTTCATCTCTTGAAAATGCGCTGGCCGCGTTTGGTAAATAAGGAAAAACTATGTCTGATGTAAACGAACTGCTGAAGAAAGTCTCCGCGAAGCTGGAAGAAGTTTCCGGTGAATTCAGCCAGAAAGCGGAAAAGGCAATCAATGAGGCTCAGGCCTCAGGCAAATTGTCGACCGAAACAAAAGAGTCGGTGGATAAAATTGCCACCGAATTTAATGCCCTTTCCGGCGCACATAAAACGCTGGCAGCTTCACTCGGAGAGCTTGAACAGCATGTGGCAAATATGCCACTGAACGCAGCGAAAGAAGTCATTCAGTCTGTTGGTCAGCAGGTGGTTTCTGCTGAAGTCATGAAAGAAATTCGCTCAAACCTTGAAGGTAATAAGCGCATCCCTGTACCGGTTAAGGCGGCGCTGACATCGGTGGATGTTGGCGGCAATATCGTGGCGCCGCAGCGTCTGCCGGGTATTGATACCACACCCAAGCAGCGACTTTTCATCCGTGATCTCATTTCTCCTGGCCGCACCCAGTCGAACACGATCTATTACGTGAAACAGACTGGATTCACCAATAATGCGGCCGTGGTGCCTGAAAACACCACCAAACCCTACAGCGATATTGAGTTCGCAGAGGAAACCACACCGGTGCGCACCATTGCGCATATGTTCAAGGCATCCAAGCAGATCCTCGACGACTTTGCTCAACTTCAGTCCACTATTGACGCTGAAATGCGTTACGGGCTGAAGTACGCAGAAGAGCAGGAGATCCTCTTTGGCGATGGTACCGGCGCGCATCTTAAAGGGATTATTCCGCAGGCTACTGCATTCAATCCTGCTTTCGCTGTGGACCGTGAAACGGGTATTGACCGCCTTCGCCTGGCGATGTTGCAGGCCCAGCTTGCACGCTTCCCGGCATCAGGTCATGTGCTTCATTTCATTGACTGGGCGAAAATTGAACTAACCAAAGATGAGCTGGGGCGTTATATCCTGGCAAATCCGGCGCAACTGACAACGCCAACGTTGTGGGCGCTGCCAGTAGTAGCTACAGAGGCCGCTCAGTTCATTGGCAAATTCCTGACCGGGGCATTCAACGCTGGTGCGCAGCTTTTTGATCGAGAAGAAGCGAATGTGGTTATTTCCACAGAAAACGCCGACGACTTTGAGAAAAACATGATTTCCATTCGCTGTGAAGAACGTGCGGCGCTGGCAGTGTATCGGCCGGAAGCGTTTGTCTGGGGCAGCCTGGCAGGTGCAGGTAGCTGATTCTGAAGCGGCTTTCGGGCCGCTTCTTCTTTTACCCATTCGGATAATGCCATGATCGAACTGAATACGGTCAGGGAGCACTGCCGTATCGATGATGATTTCAGGGGCGATGATGCGCTGCTTGAAATCTACACCGGCGCGGCGAAACGCTACGTCGAAAAATGGACGCGGCGAAAGCTCTATAAAACCAACGCCGATCCCGGTTTTGCTGACGATCAGGATGCGCTGCTACTCGATGACGACATCCGCGTGGCGATGCTGCTGCTTACCGGTCACTGGTATGCAAACCGCGAGGCTGTCAGTCCCACAAGTGCAAATACGGTACCGCTTGCCGTTGAGGCGCTGCTTCAGCCTTACCGGATCTATGGCGTTTAGGGGGCAATATGCAGGCAGGGCGCTTACGTGATCGCCTCATTGTTCAGAATCCCACAACAATACGTTCGCCAACCGGGCAGCCAGTAAAAACCTGGTCTGACGGACCAACCGTCTGGGCAGAGGTTAAAGGTATCAGTGGTAATGAGCAGATGTCAGCGGGAGCGGAAACGAGTGAAGCCACTGTACGTGTCTGGATACGCTTCCGGCGTGATGTCACCGCTGCATCCCGTCTGAAAGTGCTTTCGGGACCGTTTAAAGGGGCTGTGCTGAATGTGACAGGGATACCGATCCCGGATGCAAAAGGCAGCCAGCTTGAAATTCTCTGCAAAATCGGGAGCGAAAAATGATTGATGTTAATCTGGATTTTTCCGGACTGGAGGATATTGCCCGCGACCTTGAAACCCTGAGCCGGGCCGAAAATAACAAGGTGCTGCGCGATGCCACACGCGCGGGTGCTGACGTGCTGAAAACTGAAGTCATTAACCGTGCTCCGGTCCGCACCGGGAAAATGAAAAAAAACGTGGTGGTGGTCACGCAGCGATCGCGCCGGCGGGGTGAAATTTCGTCCGGCGTGCATATTCGCGGCATTAATCCCCGCACCGGTAACAGCGATAACACCATGAAAGCCAGCAACCCGCGTAATGCGTTCTACTGGCGCTTCGTGGAGCTGGGTACGGTGAACATGCCTGCGCATCCGTTTGTACGACCCGCTTTTGATACCCGGCAGGAAGAGGCCGCCGAAGCCGCTATTGCCAGGATGAACAGCGCCATCGATAAGGTGCTGAGCAAATGACGGAAGCCGATTTGTACCCGTTGTTATCGCACCTGGCGGACGGGCAGGTTTATCCCTATGTCGCACCGTTAAGCGACGATGGCCAGCCGTCCATCTCCCCGCCGTGGGTGATCTTCTCCCTGGTCTCTGATGTTTCGACTGATGTGCTGTGCGGTCAGGCAGAATCCAGCACATCGGTGCAGATCGATGTTTACTCACTGACCATTGAGGAAGCCAGATCCATTCGTGATCATGCGCTGGAGGCGGTTAAGCCCCTGGATCCGACTGAAGTAACGAAAATTCCCGGCTACGAGTCAGATTTCCGGCTTTACCGCGCCACGCTCGAATTTCAGGTCACATACTGAAATGTTAATCAACCCTGAATAACCCGCTCCGGCGGGTTTTTGCTTTTATGGAGACAGCCATGTCCTCTTTGTATGAAAAATCGCAAAACACCAAAATCCTGATCACTGAAGTTCCCGCAACCAAAGACACGCTGAAAACGGCCAAATTCCTCGATCTGAGCTGCACGCTTAAAGAGGTGCAGTTTACCGGCGGTCAGAAGCAGGATATTGACCTCACCACTTTCTGTTCAGAAGAGCAGGAAAATGCCAATGGTCTGCCAGCCCCGTCTGAAATTTCCATGTCGGGAAACTTTTACCGAAACCCGGCACAGGATGCGCTGCGAACGGCCTATGACAATGACACGACCTATGGCTTTCAGGTCGTCTTCCCGTCCGGCAAAGGGTACAAGTTCCTGGCCGAAGTGCGCCAGCATACCTGGTCGGCCGGTACCAATGGCGTGGTAGCCGCCACGTTCTCCCTGCGCCTGAAAGGCAAACCTGAAAACATCGAGTCCGGCTCGTAAGGAAAAAAATGACTTCGCTTAAAGAACGCGCCCTGGCTAAAGACTCGGGCTTTCGCTTCAAAGAAACCACCGTGCCTGAGTGGGATAACGCCAAAGTCGTACTGCGTGAACCTTCCGGCGAGGGCTGGTTACGGTGGCAGGAAATCGTCAGATCAGGCAATGATGACGAGGAAATTTCGGTATCTGAACGGGCGCACCGTAACCTGTGCGCGGATGTCGTACTTTTTATTGATGTCCTCTGCGATACGGACAAGCAACCTGTATTCGGACCTGGAGATGTAGAGCAGGTGCGGGCGATTTACGGTCCAATCCATGCGCGCCTGCTAAAGCAAGGCCTTGATCTCATCAGCACTGCGGACGATGCACGGGAAAAGTTGCTACCCCCGGCGTAAAATTCCTGATGTCGCTGGCGCTCCGGCTGGGACGCACGCTGGCTGAACTGCGTCAGAGCATGACGGCCAGCGAGCTGATGATGTGGATTGAATACGATCGTCATAGCCCTATTGGCGATGTGCGTGGCGACATCCAGGCGGCGCAAATAACATCCGCTGTCTACGGTGCGCAGGGGGCTAAAGTGGCTCTGAATGATGTCCTGCTGCAATGGTCCGGGGATGAAAATGCAGAGGCGGAAGATCCTTTTGCCAGCCTTGAGGCTGCGTTAGACGCAGCAACACAGTGACTTTTTAGAAATAAGGTATTAGGATTTGCCCCATAAAGTTAATAGGGGGTTACATGGAATTACTGCTTATCTCTGCTGTGTTGGGGATTATCCCGGCACTAATTGCACAAAGTAAAGGCCGTTCGTTCTTCGCTTGGTGGATTTATGGTGCCTTATTATTCATTATTGCGCTCGTTCACTCATTAGTCATTCGCAAAGATGTTAAGGCTGAAGAAAAAGAAATGATTGCCTTCGATGGAATGAAAAAATGTCCTTTTTGTGCAGAGATGATCAAGGCTGAGGCAATAAAATGTAAACACTGTGGTAGTGATCTCAGTGAAAATAATCAGAATCGGACCCCCACAAAGTCTGATGAAGAATATTTAAAAGAGGCCAGGCGAAAGGCTGGAATAAATGAATGATAAAGAAAACCGCTTCGGCGGTTTTTTTGTTTCTGGAGCTTGTTATGGCTACGCTGCGCGAACTGATAATTAAAATTTCCGCTAACTCTCAATCTTTCCAGTCAGAAATTTCTCGTGCTTCTCGTATGGGGCAGGACTATCACCGCACTATGCAGAATGGTGGGAGGCAAGCGGCTTCAGCGCAGCGAGAAACACAGCGGGCTTTAGCTTCTGTAACGGCACAATTAAATACCACTCGGACTGCTGCATTAGGTTTAACCGGCGCATTTGCTGGTGCATTTGCCACGGCAAATCTTATTCGATTGGCGGATTCATACAATTCTTTATCGGCCAGGGTAAAACTCGCCACTGGTGATGCTACCGATTTCGCGACGGCTCAAAAAGGTTTAATGGATATTAGCCAGCGTACTGGCTCAGCTTTTGCTGATAACGCTGCACTTTTCAGTCGTGCCTCTACATCATTACGTGAATGGGGGTTTGGCACGCAGGATATACTTAAGCTGACTGATGCCCTTGCCAACGGGCTTCAGGTATCAGGCGCGTCCGCCGAGGAGACATCTTCTCTTATCGTTCAGCTCTCACAGGCATTAGGCCGTGGCGTATTGCGCGGGCAGGATTTTAACTCTGTGGCGCAGTCCGGGCAGCGAATTATGAAAGCGCTGGCTGACGGCATGGGCGTTGCCCAGAAAGACCTTAAAGGTATGGCTGATGCTGGGCAGTTAACGACAGATAAAATCGTTCCAGCACTTATCAGTCAGCTTAGCAAACTAAAAGCTGAGTTTGACTCCATGCCAAACAGTGTTGGCGCAGCCTCAACACGTATTCAAAATGCCTTTATGGAATGGGTAGGTGGCGCTAATAAAGCGAGCGGCGCGACAGCTACAATTTCTGGGGTAATGGATGACGTTTCAAAAAATATTGACAGCGTTGCCACAGCCGCAGGTGTTCTGGTTTCAATTGGGCTCGCAAGATATTTAGGTGGGATGGCTTCTGGGGCAATTTCAGCCAGTACAAGTCTCATTGGCGCAGCCAAAAGGGAAATTGCACTCGCAGATGCTCAGGTTAGAGGTACTCAGATCTCCACAGCCAGAGCCAGAGCAGCAGTATACAGAGCTCAACAAGCTTTAGTTGCAGCCAGAGGAACGGATGCTCAGGCGGCCGCAGAGAAAAGATTGAGCGCAGCTCAACAATCATTAACAAGAAATATTGCAGCGAGAAGTTCAGCCCAAACCTCTTTAAATAATGTGACGTCGATTGGTTCTCGTATGATGGGCGGCGCGCTAAGTTTAGTCGGGGGATTTCCTGGTCTAATTCTGTTGGGTAACGGCGGGGCAGAGTATGGCACCGACTTCTGGGAAAACATCACCGCATATATCACCACGGTCACAGCCTCACCGTATATCGGGAGCCGCTGCTTTGCTTTCAGTGGTCCGGCGAGCACGCAAATCTGGCAGGGTGGCCTGCTTCTGAAAGCGGGAAGGACGTACAGGGCATCAGCAATGGTCAGATGCTCTGCGGCTGATGCCGTCGCCGGATGGGGGAATACCAAGCTGTCCGTGCGTACCGGCGACAGCAACACCGAAATTAAATCCGTCTCGTTTAAATCCGGCAACGATGCGCCGGTGACCTGGACCCAGTTCACGGTTGACTACAAACCGGAAACGGATGCGATGGTTCGCCTCACCGTGTTTAGCTGGCTGACGTCCGGCAGCACAATGTGGGTGGATGATGTACGCCTGGAAGATATCACCGATGCCCTGGCAAACGGCGTAACGGCAGACGCGGTAACTAAACTTGAAACCACTGTGTCAAACCAGGGCGATGTGCAGACGGCACAGACCCGGAGCATTCAGTCGCTTAATACCAGCCTGGGGAGCAAGGCGGACGCCAGCGCACTGACGCAGACCAACGCGACGGTGACGCAGCAGGGCAAGGATATCAAAGCCAATACTGAGTCAGTCAGCTCTCTGAAGGCGCGTGTGGAGGGCGCCGAATCGGGGCTGAACCAGACGTTCGAATCCATCGCCCAGGGAGGTTTCGCGCAGTTCCGGGGCTTCTACGATCAGCGCGCTGAAATTGTCAGTAATGACAGGAAAATCACCGCCTCCATTAACGAAGTGAATGTGACCATCGCGAACGAAGCCGGCGCAGTGGCGCAGCAGATGAGCACGCTGGAGGCCAGTGTCGGCGATAATGCTGCCGCTATCCAGATGACGTCCTCCGCGCTGGCGGATGTGTCGGGCAAACTCTCGGCGCAGTGGGGCGTTAAGGTTCAGGTGGATGCGCAGGGGCGCTCTTACATTGCCGGCATTCAGCTTGGTATAGACGGTGATGGTTCATCTCAGTTTCTGATTGATGCTGACACGTTCGGGATTTACAACCCTAATGCAGCTGGCGGTCGTGTGCTGGCGTTTGCGGTGAGCGGCGCGACCGCCTACCTTCGTGCAGCAATGATTCAGGATTTAAGCATCGATTTCGGCAAAATCAGTGACACGCTGCGCTCCACTAACTTTGTTCCGGGACAGCAGGGATGGAACCTGCCAAAGAACGGCAATGCTGAACTGAACAACGTTACCATTCGCGGTACAGTTTATGCGAATGCCGGCGAGATGAATAATATCCTCATCAAAGAGACCTGCACCGTTCAGGGCCGCATTGAAGCTAATGACGGCTGGTTTAAAGGGACTGTTTATGCGGAGAAGCTGGAAGGGGATGTCGTTAAGTCGTTCACTATAGGCATAAACGGAACCGCTAAAATCGAACCCGCGCCTTATCCGCGCAGGATTGTTGCGATAAGCGCACCCATGATGGCGGCCACGGCGACCAGGATTGAAAACAGTACGGTTACTTACCTGTATGGCCAGGCGCATATGACCCTGCAACTTTTCGCGGGTGACGGAGGGACCGCAAATATTTTCGATAAACATATCGCCGCCAGTAACTCAAACCAGACCGTTTTTGATGTTGCCGAAGGAAGCTGGCTGCTAAATGCAGGTGTTTATTATGAAGTGACCTATCGTGCCAGCGGTGGCGTGGGGCCGTCTGGCTTCCCTCAGAATTACACCTTTCTGGTAGTGAAAAACTGATAAATATTTCAGCTAAATAAAACCATTAACGGGAGGCTATTGCCTCCTTTTTTTGAGGAGTAAAAATGGCAACTATTTCCGATGAACTGGCTGCAGGGCTGACAAAGATTCTTCAGCTTGCCCAGCTCGATATCCAGAACCAGGACAAGCTTTTTAACGGTAACGGCGACGTCACGATCACCCGCGCCGACGGATCAACGTTCACGGCGGCTACGTGGGCCAAAATGATGGCGGCAACAGTCGACAACATGAAAAAGCGGGGTAGTTTAGGAGTAAACAACCTTAATGAAATTAACGGCACATTAGACGGTTTCTGGGCGCAAGGCGCGACATCTAACGCCATCGCAAGCCGTAACTATCCAGAGCAAATTGCGGGTTCTTTGTTGGTGATGCAGAATGCAACAAATAACGCCGCTGGTTGTACTCAGATGTATTTCCCCCATAACAATAACAATTGTTATGTAAGGACCGGTATCGCCAATGCAAGCGGCATTTCATCATGGTCGACCTGGCAAAAGCTGGCCTTTACCAGTGACCCGGAGTTTTCGGGAAAGGTTGTAATGCCGGGCGGAATGCATCTGAAAAAAGATAAGGTGATCCTAACTGCCGGGGATGATAATACTTTTATCTTAACTGTTGGCGGTAATGTTGATGTGGGATCATGGAACGGAAGCGGCCTGTACCTGCCGGGAACACTGGATGCTGTCAGGGGTTTCAAGTCGCATATGGGACTCGGCAGCGCCAGCGGGAATAACCTGTACTGCTTTGGCTGGGATGGGTCGCATATGGTCCTCTACGTTGACAATGAGGCGGTAGGGTCCCTGAATACCACGAAAACGTCAGATCGTGGGCTGAAGAAAGACATCGAGTATACCGCGCTGGATGACAGGCTGGTGGCGCTGGAAGAGGTGATGCGCTGGGCCACGGCGACATTCAAAATGAGGGCACGGGGAGATGTTATTCCCGAATCGCCTGAGATGCTGGGCTTTATCGCCAACGACCTGAAAGCCGTCAGCCCGGAGTGTGTTTCGGGTCAGGGGCTGGAGGAGGGCGACGAACCGGACCCGTTAAAAGCCTACATCCTTGAACCAATCGCCATGATGGCAAAAATGACGTTAGCGATGCAGGCAATGGAAGACCAGATCAACGACCTGCAAAACACAGTTAACGATTTGAAAGCTCAGGTAGTTTCTCTGTAATAAATCTGTCGATGATTTACTTTAACTTCATTATTTTCTTGCCAAAAATATAACCGCCATTCCTGACGCATCGGAAGTTACGAAAATTCCAGTCTGAAAAGTTACTTATTCACCTGGTATATCCATGGGTATATACCTTGAAAAAAACACAATCTCCCTACCGCTATTCATCTTGCCCGGTGTTGAGGTGTCAGATTTTTTCAGGTTAGCCTTTATAAAATTAATGGCCGAAAGGATTGCTTTTTTCCTTTCAGCAATTCTTTCAGCCATCAGCATTGATTCAAGTTCAGTCAGAAGAGTATCAAAACTAACTGGCGCATCAGCATCCAATATTTTCACTACAGCTTCGCCAAGAATAAGGTCAGTGAGATTTTTGTCTTCTTTATACATAACAGCCACTTATTAATAGTATTTACGATGAGTTCAGGAAGAAAAGTTTGGGCAGATAGGTATCTGTCTGTGGCTTTACTTAAGGACTGTCAGGATGTCTGTGCAGACATCTATGTACTAACGACGCTTCTCGAAAGCCTGGCAGGACTTCAAAGCATAACGCTCTTGTCAGAAAATTCAAATGCTCATGGCAAAAAGTTTGGTTAAATTGCTATTTGACTAGGCATTTTTAGAACATATTTCATGAGCGCATGTATCTAATTGCTAAGATGTATCGGTTAAATGAGATGTTCAAACAGTATTTTCGCCAATTACACCATGATTCTTAAGGGGTTTATTTAAAGAGTAACCTTAATAGCGATAAGTTGTTTTTTTCTGAATTTATACTAAATTAATATTTACTATGAAGGAGGGTTTTAAAATGAGTAATGATTTTGATGCATTTAACCCAGAAGAGCATTATGCGGTATTATGTACTATTCTTGGGGACGCAGTTTTTAACCTGCATCGTGAAAATAAGCCTGTAACTATAGCACACATAGTTAATCGTCTCTCTGAGGAAAGAAGGCAACGGGACAATAAACTTGAAGATGGGTATTACGAGGCTGTAATACGTGTTTTGTCTGAAAAAAACAAATGA